AGCCTCGCCGTGGAAATGCTGATTGATGACGAGGATGTCAACGCCACCGATATTCAGGCGTTCCTCAGGACTATTGATGACTCCACGGCGACCATCAAGGGTCACTTCCGAATCTCGAACAAGGCGAATTCTGCCGACTTTGCCCTCTTCACAATCTCGGCAGTCTCTGAGGATACAGGATTCTTTGATGTTGACTGCGCCTATGTCTCGGGGTCGGCAACATCATTCTCCAATGGTGAAAGCGTCATCGTTACCTTTGCTCGAACCGGCGATGTAGGTCCTGTTGGTCCCACCGGACCTACCGGTGCTTCTGGAGCAACAGGTCCCACGGGTGCGGAAGGTCCCACAGGAGCAACTGGGGCGACTGGAGAAACCGGTCCGACCGGACCAATCGGGGCGACGGGAGCAGAAGGACCAACAGGCGCTACTGGACCGACTGGAGAAGCATCTACGGTAACTGGTCCTACGGGACCAACTGGTCCAACTGGCGCAACCGGACCTGCTGGCGAAGGAGGCGGAGTAATAGTAGGCGCGACTGCACCTACGGGGGCAACTGAAGGGGACTTGTGGTTCCATTCAGACGAAGCAATTCTTTACGCCTATTATGATTCATATTGGGTAGATGTCTCTGGTTCGCCCGGTCCTACAGGTCCCGTAGGTCCGACTGGTCCTACCGGTTCAACTGGTGCAACTGGTGCAACTGGTGCAACTGACCCCATAATAAGTTCGATGCTGTACCGATAGAGGAGACAACCATGGCAACAACCCCCAACTTTGCGGCAACCCCACGATTTGGTGGTGCTTCAATTTCATCAGCGGACACCTCACGTACTGCTCCAACAAACGTCGGAACCGTTTTTACGGCGGGGTCATCTGGTAGCCGTATTGATGAAGTAACCATTACCGCTGCCGGAACTTCAACCGCCAACGTAGTCAGGCTTTTCGTCTACACTGGAACAACCTATTATCTGCTAATAGAGGTTTTGATTACCGCCATCACGCCCAGTGCGTCTGTCGATGCGTATACAACTACTTTAAGTTTTAACTCCCTCGTACTGCCTTCGGGGCACTCGTTGCGAGCAACAACCAACAACGCAGAAACTTACCATGTCATGGCGTTTGGTGGAGACTTCTGATTTAGATGAATAAAGGTTCCTTTAGCGGAGTGCGCCGTTCACTGCCGAGTACCTCAGAAGCAGGACTTGGTAGCGATGATGCGGCTTTTTATCCTGCTGAAGGGGACCCACAACGCATTAGGCATTTTATTGGGACTTTTAGACCAGCAGATTCACGATATGTCACCCTAGATAAAGGTGTTCCTAGACGCTTTCTATCCGATGTGAACACGGTATGGGTAACTCGTACTTCTAACTTTGACTCAACATCAATTGGAGACGTAGCCTATGGAAATAATTTATGGGTGGCAGTTGGTGATGCCGGTCAACTCAGAACCTCTACTGACGGTATTACTTGGGTAACGCAAACTTCCAACTTTGGTACAACAACTATCCAATCTGTAGCCTACGGTAATAGCCTTTGGGTGGCAGTTGGTGCTACTGGTCAAATCAGAACATCAACTGATGCCATTACATGGGTTACCAGAACTTCCAACTTTGGTTCAACAGTAATAAACTCCATAGCCTACGGAAATAGTCTATGGGTGGCAGTTGGTAATACCGGTCAACTCAGAACCTCCACTGATGCTGTCACTTGGGTAACTAGAACTTCCAACTTTGGTACAACAATAATAAACTCCATAGCCTACGAAAATAGTCTATGGGTTGCGGCTGGTTATTCTGGTCAACTAAGAACCTCAACTGACGGTATTACTTGGGTAACGCAAACTTCAAACTTTGGTACAACAATAATTCAATCTGTAGAATACGGTAATAGCCTTTGGGTGGCAGTTGGTGCATCTGGTCAACTTAGAACTTCGACTGACGCCATCACTTGGGTAACGCGTACATCAAACTTTGGTGCAACAATAATAACTTCTGTATCCTACGGAAATAGCCTATGGGTAGCAGGTGGTGCTATTGGACAACTCATGACCTCAACTGACGGCATTACATGGGTTACTCGTACATCTAACTTTGGTATAACGGGAATCCAGTCCGTGGTATACGGTAATAACCTTTGGGTGGCAGTTGGTAATGCTGGTCAAATTCGTACTAATAATCCAAATTCATATTTTCGACAGGACAGCCGGATAGCGTCCCCAATTATAGGGTATGTACTCCGATGAATAAAGGGACATATGGGAATCGGACGCCAGATAAATACGAGACTGGTGAGGTTGTCTATTCAGCGTCCTCGCCCGGAGATGATTTTATCAAATTAGATGGACGTTCAATATCAGCATATAACCAAAGGTTACTTGATAAGCGTTTGTTAAAAAATCTAATCACAGACTTATCTAATATTGGTTACTCATCTTGGGCAGAACAAACCTCGAACTTTGGTGCAAGCATGATTTTAAGCGTTTCCTTCGGTAATAACCTTTGGGTAGCGGCTGGTGTCGGTGGGCAAATCAGAACTTCTACCGACACTGTCACTTGGGTGACACGAACTTCTACCTTTGGTCTGTCGACAATACATGAAATAGCCTACGGAAATAATTTATGGGTTGCGGTTGGTAGCAGTGGTCAACTCAGAACCTCTACTGATGCTGTCACTTGGGTGACACAAACTTCCAACTTTGGTAGCATTACTACAATTAATAGTGTTGCTTATGGTAATGGTTTTTGGGTGGCAGTTGGTGACACTGCTCAACTCAGGACTTCCACAGACGCTGTCACATGGGTTACCAGAACTTCAAACTTTGGTGTAACGAACATACTTTCCATAGCCTACGGAAATAACCTGTGGGTGGCAGTTGGTGATGCCGGTCAACTCAGAACCTCTACTGACGGTATTACTTGGGTAACGCAAACTTCCAACTTTGGTACAACAATAATTCGTTCGGTAGCCTACGGAAATAATCTATGGGTGGCAGTTGGTGATGCCGGTCAACTCAGAACCTCAACTGACGGTATTACATGGGTGCCGCAAACCTCGAACTTTATTACGACAGCAATTACCTCAGTGGCCTTTGGAAATAACCTATGGGTAGCGGTTGGTGGTGCTGGTCACACCAGAACCTCTACCGACGCTATTGCTTGGGTAACTAGAACTACTCCTGTCTTATTCTTGCCATTCGCACTCCAATCAGTAGCCTTTGGAAATAACCTGTGGGTGACAGGTGGTCAGACTGCGATAATGGCAAACCTAAACACTAATAATATTACGCTTCCAAACATTCCATATGCATGGGTGAAACTATGAATTATGGCTTTGGTGACCCGCAGAGAGCAAACTCGCCGCGAGAGATTTGCTTTACCAACACTGGGGATAAGAGGGCTAACCCAGATATATATACTAACCAAAGTGCCATTAGTGAGGTAACGCGCACAAGACAACTGGAGAAGAAGTTTTACCCCGATAATGCTAGAAATCACCCAGGGATGCTGTGGGTTACCAGAACTTCCAACTTTGGTACAACAGTAATATACTCAGTAGACTATGGTAATAGTCTCTGGGTAGCGGGTGGTAATGCTGGACAACTCAGAACCTCCACTGACGGTATTACTTGGGTAACGCAAACTTCAAACTTTGGTACAACAACTATTCTCTCCGTGAGATACGCAAACAACCTTTGGGTTGCTGGTGGTCTTGCTGGTCAACTTAGAAGTTCTACTGACGCCATCACTTGGGTAACCAGAACTTCTAACTTTGGTACAACAACTATCCAATCTGTAGCCTACGGAAATAACCTATGGGTAGCAGGTGGTAATACTGGACAAATGAGAACTTCCACTGACGGTATCACTTGGGTAACTCGTACATCTAACTTTGGTATAACAGATATCACATCTGTAGCCTACGGAAATAACCTATGGGTTGCGGCTGGACGTGTTGGTCAACTCAGAACTTCCACTGACGCTGTTACTTGGGTAACTAGAACTTCCAACTTTGGTACAACACAAATATTATCGGTAGTCTATGGAAATAGTTTATGGGTTGCTGTAGGTTTAGGGGGCAATATCAGAACCTCTACTGATGCTGTTACTTGGGTTACTAGAACCTCAAACTTTGGTACAACAGCAATATATTCGGTAGACTATGGAAATAATTTATGGGTGGCAGTTGGTGATGCCGGTCAACTCAGAAGTTCTACTGATGGCATTACATGGGTAACACAAACCTCAAAATTTGGTACAACAAATATAAACTCCATAGCCTATGGAAATAGCCTATGGGTAGCAGGTAGTAATACTGGACAAATTCGGACTAGCGACCCATCAAAAATCGCGGTACCAGAGTTTGACAGTAACTACTTACTTTCGCGGAGTTATTACCTTCTTCGCTCAATTACGCGGTAGTTAAGAGACTTTCCCACTGTTCTATTTTTGCATCCCACGAGTAATGGACATTAAAAAACTCAGATTGCTTCTTTAGATAATCAACCTTTGACCAATAGTTATCAATCTCATTACTCAACGCACTCGCAAATTGTTTAGCCATTTGTTTTTCGTCCACTCTAATTGGAAGTAGTGTTCCAAATTCAGACGCTGTTTCATAGATGGCACCAAGGTTGTGCGACACTATTGAACAACCAGCCGCTCCTGCCTCAATCATTGCAAGGCAACAAGTCTCCTCAAACATGCTCGGGAACGCAAAGATGTGCGACCGCTGGAGCGCCCGAATAACTTCTTCGTTTGAGGCGTAGCCATGGTAATTCACGTTTGGCATGTTTTGTGCGCGGTTGAAGAGGTCCTCATATGTATCGGCGTGTTTCTTATCGTAGTCCGTGCCATAAATGATGGTAGAGGAGTAGACATCAAGTTCAACATCGTCCCTATCAAGCATCTCAAAAGCATCAAGGAGGATGTTCAAGCCCCTAAATGGTGCCGATGTATAAATCAGTCGAATCTTCTCGCCCTTGTCACGGGGGATAAATTCAATTGGCTCTATGGCATTCTTGATAATGAATACATTCTCAGTAGGAATGCTGTAGACATACCTAAACTTTTCATATTGCCAGTGCGATATATACACAAAAGCATCAATACTTCTCAAGAAGTACTTGTTAGTCATGCCCTGAGTTAGTGGCTCATTATAGTTTAGATGTTGCCAAAGTATATTTTTCTTGTCAAGGTTTACAAGGTCTTCAACACATCTTGACAGGATGAGGTTTGCGTTGTAATTGTCAAAGTTAATCCTTTTGCGAAGTCCTTCCTCCAGAATGTCAGAACCGCCACGAGGGGGAAGCCACTCACTTACCTGTTCCAATTGAGCCTCACAGTCTTCTGGTGTCCTACTCGGACTAAAGGGTCAACCCAGATTTCATGACCAAGCCGGTGTGCCTTTTCGCACCATGAAAGGTCCTCGCCCATGAGTGGGAACTTATAGTCAACCTCACCTGTTTTCTCGTCCATGACCTCAACCTCAACTTGAGAGAACCAAGGACGGCTCATACTTTCAAACACACCATTGGCAACACACAAGAAACCGAACCCTACGCCACGAACAGTAAAGGGCTTTTTCATCTTGAGAATGTCGTTCTTATGGAGTGGCGCTCCAAGCGGTACGGGGTAGACAGTTACTTCTTCGGTCTCCATCATGTAACAGCCCGAAATAATTGATTTGTCAGATTGAAGCAATCGGAAGAAATCGTCTGGTTCCCACTCAATATCCGAGTCAATCCAGAAAATCTTGTCATAGGTAAACGCACCATGACCTGGGTTTCTATTGCTGGCGTCGTTATACCCCGTGCCACCTATTGTTTTCTCGCGGGCGTGCGCGACAAGGGATGAATACTCGGTCATATAGTTCCAAGTCAACCCATTGGCAGTCAAGTAATAGGTAGTTTTTAAAAGACTTCTGACATAAGCCGGAACCATGCTGGCGCCGGGGGTGCAAATCACGACATTAAAGTGGGGGCGCTCCATAGCGGTTATACTAGCCAAGAGTTGCGTGGCATCAAGGCACTCTTGGAAAAAAGTAGGATACACGATGAGAGATTTCGACACATTTGAATACGACCAAGATTTCGCTGACTCAATGCTTCAGCAGTTCAATCAGGCGTACTCCGACAAGGGTTCGTTTCATAATTATCAAATCGTGTATTCGCATCTCCTAAAAGATATGCAAGTTTCAAGGTTTTTGGAAATAGGTTTATTTTTAAATGACCTACCTCATACAGACCTCAACGCTTGGGCGTTTATTTTCCCGGATGCAGAGATTTACGGACTTGACAACAAGAAGGCTCAACTCTTTAACGCAGACCGAATCACAATGCACTTTGCTGACCAGTCCGACCCCGGTTCCTTGGTCGCAGTTTCAAGTCTGTTACCAAGTAATATTGATGTAATACTGGACGATGCCTCGCACATTTACGGGAACACCGTTGCGACATTTGAGGCACTATACCCACTTCTCAGGACTGGCGGGCTGTATCTAATTGAGGATATTTTAGATTCCCGACCGGAAGGCAATGACTGGCAACAAACAGTTGAAGAACTAGAAGCCCATATGCTTTCCAACGGTTTTACCTATGAGATTTATCAGTCTCGTGAACCACAGATGGCTATCAATGAAGAAACTGGCGAACCAATGAATGTTGCGATGCCATCTGATGACTATGTGCTGTGCGTATTTAAATAGCGCTAAGTGAACAGGTCGTTATCAATTCGACGCTGAAGTTGATAGTCTTTGCTTGGCATGTGGCCTATATCCGTGGATTTAATTTGCCAGTACTCGTAGTTGGATTGGTTTGTTTCAGCATTTTTGCGCTCAAAAACTGGATTACTCCGGATTGTTGTTGCGGCGCCATGGCTTCCAATCTCAATATCGCTAAAAATTAGCGATTTAGATAGGTTTAAAGAAGCAAGTCTGGTCTCATAGTCAACATCTTCGTAGTAAGCCGGGTGGAAGTTCTCATCAAACAAGCCAACTTTCTTGACAATGTCACTCCCGAGGGAAAAGCAACCCCAACTCTGAGTTGACTTGATAAGCAAATCCGGTCGTGATATTTCCGCAAAACGCTCAAGTTGCCGTGGCTGGAAAAACACATCGTTTGACGCTACGACCCAGTATGGAGCAAACGGGAAAGACTTAATGCCAAGGTTCCAGGAGCCTGCCACCCCGAGATTGGCGGGCATGTTCAGGACCCACACCTTTTGGTCATATAAACCCTTGGGAATTGAGTAGGAGCCACTGTTGTCAATAATCAATAGGTTTTCCACTTCGCAATCAATAGTTGAGATGCAGTGCTCAAGCAGGTCAAATCGATTGAGGACCGGGATAATGACTGCCGGAATCACTGGTATGACTTCTTTCTCCAAAACTGCGTCTGATATGAGCGCACAATTTTTGACTTCAGCGCAAAGATATTTTTCTTTTGTTGCGCTTCGTCAAATGCAACTTGAGCACTCTTCCAGTCATCTCGCTTAAACGGAATAATCTGGCAGATGGGCGTTCCCTTTTCCAGTATTGTCAAGTCCCTCTTGGTGTCCAGAAGCCTGAAGGGCAACTCAACACCCAAACTATATTTGTCCGTATCTACAACGCCAGACAGCGTAATAAACGGTAGGTCTATATGGTTTAGGGGGTGCGTAAAAAGGCAACTATACCCTTCGGGCGTAATTACCCTCCAGCCCGGCTTCCATTTGAGTATATTTGGACTAGCGCCATGCGGAATCGGTATGCCGGGCGCTTGGTCCTCGCTATGCTGACCAATAAGGTCCACCCCCGTAGCCCAACGCATCCCCACTAAACCACGGTCATTTTTTCGAACTTCAATGTCAAATGGCAGGGTAAACATGTACCCGCAACTTATTGCATCCAGAAATGGCATACACCCTTTTAGTGTAAGGTTACTTGAGCCGACGCCATTATGGGCCAAGCCAGTTTCGGAGTCTCCATCAAGGTGAATATCCATCTGCCTATACCAATCTGGCAGATGCAGTGACGAAGGTGTCGGAATGTCAAATAACAGTTCCGCTTCTGCCGACAACGCTTCAAAGTTCAGAATTTTTCTCATAAACTCAGCCTAACCCTTCTGATGATTTCCGTCAATGGCGCATCTCACATTACTTGTGATGAACTATTGTTGCTGATATGAAGAACCTAGACGAAGTAGATATTTCATTGATTGCCAAGGTGCTTGACTTGGCGTTCTCAATGGTTGCTCCGTATTCATTTGCCAATATCGGGTAAATATGAAAATTGCCGTCTACACCATTACTAAAAACGAGGCTCATTTTATTCCCCGATGGGCTGAGTCTTGTACGGATGCCGACTACCGTCTCGTCGTAGATACTGGGTCAACCGACAACACGATTGATGAGGCAATTAAAGCCGGATGCAATGTTGGCTTCATCACTATTCGCCCATGGCGTTTTGATGACGCCCGCAATGCTTCGTTGGCTCTACTCCCAGACGACATTGACCTCTGTATTGCCCTTGACGCAGACGAGGTGCTGGCGCCGGGCTGGCGACAAGCCCTTGAGCAAGTGCCCTCTCATGTGACTCGTCCTCGGTATAAATATGTGTGGTCGTGGAATCATGATGGTTCAGAAGGACTGACCTATTCCGGCGACAAGATTCATGCCCGCTGGAACTATCGCTGGAAGCACCCAGTCCATGAGGTCATCATCTGTACCGCCGAAGAGGTTCAAGGCTGGTGTGACCTTCAAATTCATCACCACCCAGACCCATCCAAATCACGTTCGCAGTATTTACCTTTGCTTGAACAGGCAGTTCAAGAGGACCCGAATGATGACCGCAATAGGTTTTATTTGGGTCGGGAACTCATGTTCAATGGGCGCAACCCTGAGGCTGAAGTTCATTTGCGCAAGCACCTTGAACTGTCTGGCTGGAAGGCTGAGCGCGCAACTTGCATGCGATACCTCAGCCGAGTGACTGGCGATAGAGAGCATTGGCTTCTACGAGCCTGCGGTGAGGCTCCTAACCGTCGTGAACCGTGGGTTGAACTGGCTCAGTTTTACTATGGCGAGAAGCGTTGGTGGCAGAGTCTTTCGTGTGCTCTACGGGCGTTGGATATTACGGTTAAGCCGTTGGAATATCTCTGCGAGGCAGAGGCATGGGGCGCCCTTCCATACGACCTTGCAACAATCGCGGCATGGAATGTCGGTCTGAAAACAGACGCAATCAAGTACTCGGAAAAGGCGCTGTCTTTTAATCCGTCAGATACTCGTTTGCGCTCGAACCACGCCGTAATGCTCTCATTACTGGGTCAGCGTCAGGTTGATGTAGTCATTCCGACTAAGTCAAATATAAGCGGTTTGACGAAAATCCTTGAGGTGCTCAAGACGGCTAAAGCAATCGGCTCAGTATGCGTCGTGGCAGATGGGGATGAGGCATACAGAAACCTTGAGTCCCTTGTTGACAACAAGAGCATCTATTTGGAGAAGGTGCCGGAGGGTTCTGGAATCCATGCTATGTGGAATCTTGGCATGAGCATCTCGCCCGGGTTCAATCATATTCTTTTCCTCAATGACGATGTTGAGATAAATCTAGATACGGTTGCCCTCCTTTCGTCCCAACTTGACGCCGATGACTCAATCGGACTCATCTGCCCAAACTATGACGGTCGCCAGATTGTTCTACCTGCCGTAGAAGCCAATGGAACCTGTCGTGGTCGATACGATGGCTCTGGCGGTATTGCTGGATTCTGCATGATGTTGAGGGCTGAACTCCGGAACCAGTGGCGCTTTGATGAGCGCATGAAGTGGTGGTACGGAGATGATGACCTTGTGCGATGGGTCTCGGATATCAAGGATAAAAGGACTGTCATTTCTGGAATTGCTACCTGCTCCAACAACTCCTCGTGGACTATTGAGAATGACCCGCCTCAGGATTTCGCCTTAGTTGTTGAAAATGACCGGTGCCTCCACAATCTCAAGTGGGGGCTTGATGCATAGGGCGGTTCTTGACTGGGTAGAACAGTCACTATCGTTTTGGAATGTTCCAGCATCGTTTTGGAATGTTCCAGCGGACCACAAACTACGGGTTCTGGAGTTTGGAAGCCTTGACATCAATGGCTCCGTCAGGTCAATCCTTCAGCCCATGGCTAGTGACTATGTCGGAATTGACCCGAACTATGGGCGTGGCGTTGACATCGTTGCTGATGCCTCTGTATTTAGAGATGTTCAGCCATTTGACGTTGTCGTCTGCTGTGAAGTCTTTGAGCATACTCCGAAATGGAGGTTGATTATTAATAACGCTCATTTAAATCTAGTCAAAGGTGGGCTATTTATCGCTACCATGGCTGGCGAAGGCAGAAATCCTCACTCAGCAATTGACGAAAATCCCATCCGTCCTTGGGAATACTATGCCAATGTGAGTGCTTCAGAACTAGAGCCTAATATGGCTATATTTGAGAAGTACGAAATCAATGTTTTTGAACAAGACACTCGCGTTAGGGCAACAAAATGACTTTCACCTATGAAGACTTGACGGTTCCGCCCCCCTCAGTTGGACCTCGCGATTGGAACTCCGACGGTGTCGTTATCGTCAAGAAGTTCCTTCCCGATGATTTGATGGAGTCTTACGAAAATCTCTGGTTGACAGTAAATGGTCCAGAAGGAATGAATCGTCCCATGGGCTGGCCTGACCCAATTCCCTACATGCGCCACCGTGAACTGCTGGATATTCTCACCTATCAGCCTCTGGCGATGCTTTTGGAGGACCTAATCGGCGAGCCTGCCGGTCTTCACCTCAATCTGACTGGCTGGGCATCAACGGAGCGAGACTGGCATCAGGACTCGTACTTAAACCCCGAGCATGTTGGTGACTACTACGCCGCCGTCTGGATTGCCTTTGCTGATATTGACCCCGATTCAGGACCATTTCAGTATGTTCCTGGCTCTCACCGCTGGCCTCAAGTAACGCACGAGAAGATTCTTAATGCCTTGGAGCCTGAGGAGCGAGACCATCGCTGGCCTAAGTTCTCAGAGCGAATCCTTACTCCGCTGTTTGAGCAAGAAATCGTCAAGCGCGGAAATAATGTCGTTTCCTATCTCCCCTCCCGTGGCGACGTTCTCGTCTGGCATGGTCGTTTGATGCACAGAGGGTCGCGCCCAAATGTACCGGGGATGGAGAGGCGGAGTCTTATTGCTCATTATTCGGGCATCAATCATCGTGGGGATATGCCAAAGGCAAAACGCAATGGACAAGGCGGATATTACTTCCCCATCTCAACGAATGTCGACATGTATTACGGGCACGGGGATGCCAAATGAACCTTCTAAATGCCGGATGTGGAACACACTATGCCAAGGGATGGATTAACTGCGATGTCTGGTCAAGCGATACAACGAAGCCGGACGTCGTGGTTGAAGTTGACATGCCGTACCCTTTTCCTGACAATCACTTCGACGCTATTTATCTCGGGCATGTCATTGAGCATATTGACTGGCGTTCTGTTCCTACTTTTCTCAACGATATGCGCCGTATTGCTAAGCCTGACGCACCAATACTGGTTGTTGGACCGGATGTCCTGAAAACAATTCAGCGGTGGCACGAAGGTCGTGAGCCATGGGCGATGGTGCTATCTACAATGGAGCACCAAGAACATAATTATCAACCCGATAGAGAGTCAGAATTCTGGGATGGAGCAACTCATCACTGGAACTGCCATCACCAACGAGTTTGGGACATGCTCTTGCGTCTAGGTTTCAAGGACCCGATTGACTACTACGAGCGCATTCCGAACGATACTTCCGCCCATTGGTGGAAGGATGAAGAGACGGGCATTAAGTGGCCGGTCGTTTCTAAATGGTTTTGGCAATTTGCCATACATTGTCGGGCATAAATCGCGCCCCGTCGTGAGGCTGGTTGCCTCAGCCTGTCTTATATACAGGTCCGCTCAGCGAAGGTTCAATTCCTTGGCGGGGTACAAATCCTGCTGGCAGGGAGTCTTTAGCGCAATCGGTGAAATGGGGGAGAACACCGATGCAAGCCATTAACCCATAAGGGCAGACTCCCCGTAACCTCCCAGAAAGGTTAAGAAGAGGCTTAGCCAGCAGAAGAACTTTATATCACATGTACGCTTCCCATTTGTACATCTGGTCTGGACAAAGCGAAACGACTGCTGCCGCATCTACTGCACTCAGGAACTGAATTGAATCGGCATCCCCACCAGCGGCAGAGAGAATCATTGACGATGCTTCTTCGGCACTCATGCCACTTCGTAGTGCTTCGCAGAACGAATATCCAGTATCGATTAGGTCTTGGTCGGCAACATAAATTGTTCCCGGATACAAGTCGTAAACACCAGCAAGGAACTGCTCTTCTATCGGCGAGTAATAAGAGTAATAATCGCTCGTTGTCGGAACGAACACCTCGGTAGTCGTAGGGGCAATTGTCGTCTCATCTTCGGGCGCTGTCGTTGTTGGCGCTACCTGATAAACCGTCTTTGAACAGCCCGCCAGAGCGAAGACTGCGCCGATAACACAAAGTGACTTTTTCATGAATCCTCCTAAGTAGTTTTCGCTCAGTCTATACCTACGTCAAGTATTTGTCAATCTACAAGTCATACTGAATAAAATACCCAGCAGAGTCGTGGAGACCAACTGCGAGAGCAAGGTGAAAAGTCTCAGCATCTTCAGGTATCGGGTTAACTTCCTGCTCAAGGATGTTTTGTGCATTCATTACATACTGACTATTTCTGAGAACATCAATGTCGTAGGTGTGCATCATCGGTCCCCATTCAACCTTGCGCCCATAAGCGACCTTCAGGGGGATTGCGCAAAGTTCGGTATGGTCGACATCGACGTAAGTTACTGTAAGGCATTCATTTACACCTTTATCGGGGTCTAAATACGCCTCAGACAATTTGCTAGACCGAGTCTTGTCCGGATTACGCGAGACATAGCCCTCAGCGAGAATTGTGAACGAATCACAGAGCCATCCACGCCTCATGATGATGTAGGCATCACCAGTCCTAGATACTCGCTCATCTTCGTCAGAGTCCCAACTGGTATCCATCTGAGCAACACAGGCGAGTTTTCCGTCTCGCCAACCAAGAACATTCATGGCGAGTTCTTCACCAATGCCTTCCTCGGCAACGATTGCGGACTTCGCCTGCTGTCCGACCGCTATTGTCAAACTAATCTTTGAAATTGGGTCGGGGTAATTTTCTTCCACCTCCGCACCTTAGTCGGTCATTTTGATTCTTAGTGGAGTATGCACTATTGGGCTTATCTAGTGACTAGGATTTGCCCCATGAGTGAAACACCGAAGAAGAAGACCCCCGCCAAGAAGGCTCCTGCCAAGAAGCAGGGAACAAAGGGAACTGCTCCCAAGAAAACGACGACCGGTCAGCGTGGGCGCCCGCGCAAGGTTGTTGCGACTGCGGATGTCAGCGACAAGGTTGAAGCCACCCTTGATAACGCTTTGGCTCGGGCAGAAAAAGTAATTGACAAGGTTGCTGATGAAGTAATCATCCGCGCAAATGATGTCAAGAAGATTTCTTTGCGCAAGCGCATGCTGAAGTGGTTTAAGTAGTCTTAGTTAAACCTAAGACCGCACTTAGTGCATCGCTTGCCCCACGGGTACCACTTGAGGAACTCGGCGGGATGCTTGCAGTCAAGAACATCTGACGCTGCTTTATTTGCAGCGGAACGCAGAAACTCGCTGAGCGTAATGCCCTCCTTATCGGAGGCGTCCTTCCATCGCTGGTGGTCTTCGTCAGTAGTGCGAATCAAAACCTGCTTTGTAGCGGTTTGACCTTCCTCTGCGCCAGTTGCGGGTCTACGAGTTGGCTTTGTTGTCTCCGCAACCTTCTTCATTGCGACTTCAACATTGTCGTCCGGAAAAACAGTTTCATCATTCATAAATCGTCTCTTCTGTTTCAATAATTTCGGCTGTCTCTGCTTCAATTTGGGCAAGCGACGGGAGTTCCTTTTGCCCAAGGAGTTCTCGAACTGTATCCGCTGGCAACACGCCGGATAGACCCATAATTTCAAGCAATTGTCTTGCTTCAGTTTCAGGACTAAACGCATTGACCGCCGCTGGCGCCGACGATGCTCCGGCAAGAGTTGCACGAGGCGTGGAATCAACCTGCTCTACGGTTAGGTTGACATTCTGCTGTTCCATGCCGAGCAACTTCGCTCGCCTATCCATGATTGCCAAAACCTGCTGGATTGCCTTCAGGTCCGGCTCTACAGAAACCTCTGTACCATCATCTAGTTTTACCTTGCGGTGCTGGGTAAGGGGCCATACCGCCTGCTGGAGAGCGTCCAATCGCTCCAGTTCCATGCGTAAGACCTCTGGGTATGCCATGAGGGCTTCACGGTTGAGTTTCTCCAACTGACGCCGGATAGCCGCATTGACGCTCTGAGTGCTCAGATTAAAGCGTCTTCCAATTTCAGAAATGGCTACGCCAGCCTGCCTCATGCGGAAAATCCGCAAGTCCCTTTCTGCAAGGAACTCTTTAGTCAGACCGGTTTGCCCAGCCATTAGTCACCTTCTAGAAACTCAATTGTGTCAAAGGGGAAAACTTTACCCCTTTTCATTCTAGTAGGCCATTGTCTCCGGTCACGTGCACCACGGAAATGCCTAACTTCGTAGACGTATCCGTCAGGCGCAGTCGGGTCGGGTTGAAGACTCAGACCAAACTCAGGCCAGCGCGACCAAACAGCCGAGCCAAACGGGCGCAAATCTCTTCCTGCGAGAGCCGAACCTAATGGCGCGTGGTGTTCAAACCACATGGCGCACTTAAAGTATTCACGAATAGTGTCAAAGTATTTAGCAATCTCAATTGCGATTGACTCGCTCGTTCTTCCGCCGGGGTCAATGAAGGCTTTGTAAAGCGGACCCAAAAAGACGATGTCGGGCTTTATTTGCTCCAACTTATCTTCAAGCATGAGGCGGTCCTGTGCTTTCATCAGGTCGATACCGTCTGGCTTGATAAGCAAATGGGCATCAGGTGTTTCTTTATGACCGTAATGAAGCGTGGCTCCATAGATGCTTTTGGAGGTTCGCCTAATGATGCGCTCAGGGTTTTCTAGGTCAACCATAAGCGTTCTAACTGGTGGCATTCCGGTGAACTTGAACGGGTGCAATCCGGCTGCGCAACAAAGCGCGACCTGACGAGCAAGCATTGTCTTGCCAACTCCCTCAGCGGCAACGACGATTACCCGTTCGCCACGCTCCAGTAGGTTTGGTATTACCCAGTCGTAAGCATCGTTTTCGCTTTCGTTGACAAATGTTGCCCAGTCAACTAGACGACCCTCGTTCTTGACGCCTCCTGAGGTTGTATCAAGTTCTGCGAGAATAAACTCCGCACGCGTTAACTTTGTTTCTCTGCTGAGTTTGTCGTTAGCAAAGAGTTTTTCTAATTTCTGAAGTATGGGCGCAAACGGGTCAATCTCCTGAACGACTGCGTCGACTTCAGTAAATGCCACAAGGTCATCAAGAGTTCCACCTGCGTTCAACAGGTCAGTAACATCTTTAACTCCGTTAGCAATCTTTAACTCAACCGAACATTCTGCGTCCCTTAGTTTTGATGAAACATCTAGGGCATGCTTTTTGCCTACATCGTCATTATCGGCAACAACGATGACGTTTGCTCCGGCTAGGGCTTCCGTATGAATGTCTAGCCATTTACCAGCACCACCGGGCATGGTTGTTGCTGTAATGCCACGCTCAATCAGGGTGTCAGCGTCTTTTTCACCTTCAACAACCCAAATAGTCTCGCCATTATTTCGTGCTGACGCAACCATGGGGAGGTTATAGAGAATCTTATCGACACCGTCTAGATTTGAAATCCATTCGCCAGTATCTGCGTCCATTCGCCGTTGGCGGAATGTTTTCTTACCTTCTTCATTGACAAAGCGTTGCTTCTGGAACACAAGGTTGCCAAGCGCATCACGGTAGTCGTAGGTCGCAACAAGAGACAGTTTGTCTTTCTTCTTTTCCTGTTTAGGAGGCATAAGGTCAGCAATCTTTAAACCAACGGAGGTGCAAATTTTGTCAACATCGCAGGGTATTCCACGATGACAGGTAACAAGAACGCGTCCGTCGTCACCTTGCCCGACTGAAAGCGACGGTGAATTATCGTCATTACGGCATGGGCAACGTGCTGACCAGTTATTGCCGTTTTGCCTGACGCCATCAAGTAGCGCCAAGAACCTATCTACTTGCGGAGAAACATAATCGCGTGCCATGAAGCCCCCTTTCTTAGCATAGGCAGGGCATGAAGGAAAGTATTTACGGTGCTTTTCTTCCGTTGTCTACGAACGCCTTATAAGTGATGGGCATGGATTCCATCAGAAACCCTTCAATGGCATTTGCATACTGCCGAATTTCATACTGAGCCGTGGCATCTCCACGAAGGTCAATGAAATTCATGAGAGACCGAGCGTTACAGGTGGCGTAGAACTCAGTGAACATTCCAACTGGAAGAACACATCGTGCGAGTTCCTTCGCCACCCCCATTCCAAGAAGCGTTTCATATGCTTTGTACGACGACTGATTTGACGAGTTCATAATGATGGAAGCGTGTCGTGCCGAATCCTCGTCCAACTGCTCAAACGAATAACTGCCGGGCTTGCCTACCTGAGTACGAAAATCACTTTCTGACGGTTCGTAATACTCTTCCTGCATCTCTGAATAGCGGGCTGAGAACTCGTTATACGACCAGCCGATTCGATGCCGGAACCACTCGCGAGCAACAAAAATCGGTGCCTTGATATGAAAGCGAAAGAAGTTGTGCTCGAACGGCGTGCCGTGGGAGTTCTTGAGTAGATAAGCAACCAACTTTTTGTCGGCATCACTCATCTCGTCAACGCGTCGTCCAAATGAAACACGCGCCGAGTTAACAACGCTCAAATCGTCAGCGTTAACCGCATCAAGGCGAACAAAGCCTCCAATAATTGGCTCAATGAGAAACTTGTCGCGCATGACGTACAGTCCTTCCGAAACGCTTGTAGCCACGCTCTTGAGGGGTAAGTCCTCCCCAAATACCGTATGCCTCGTTGTTGTCGTCAGCGTACTTCAGACACTTTGCGCGCACGATGCAAAGAGAGCAAATCATCTTCGCATTGCGCATGTCTTGCCTGCCCTGCATGGTTCCAAGAGTTTCCGGATACCACATATCCGATTCCTTGCCCTTGCAGGCGGCGTACTTGCCCCAATCCAGAATGTCGTCTGAGATGAGGTCCGTAGGAACCTCGTATTTCTTCTTTGTCATAACACCCCTTTGTCAATGAAATTGTGAGCATACATGGGGGGTGGTGCTAGTGCAAAACTGCTGGTCAGAGCGCTTTTAGCACTAATCAGAATAATTTCATAGAAATCTATCTGAAAAAGTTGCAATAGGATGTTTATCGGGATATACTTCGGATAAATCCAGCAAAAACTACAAAGGAGCAGAAATGGCACATGACCTAGAAATCAATGAAGACGGCGGAGCACGATTCGCATACGCAAAGGGCGGAGGAATCCCGTGGCATCGCCTTGGGGTCCCTATGGAGGGTCTCCAGACTGTGGACGCAATGCTTGAAGCCTCCGGCGCTGACTATACGGTTCGTCTGACCAAGGTTGCCGCCGTAGACGAAGATGGCAACTTCATTGTCGGCAATGACGGCAAGCCCATCATCATCGATGATTCCCGAGCAACAATTCGCGACAATGGTGACGGAACCTTTGACGGTCTTGCCACGGTCGGTACACGCTATGTCGTCAAGCAAAACCGTGAAGTTGCCGAACGAGCACTGGCAGTTGTTGGTGCATCGGATGGGGAAGCCGTTGTTGAGACCGCTGGTGTGCTCGCTGAGGGTAAGCGGTTCTTCATGACTATTGATTTGGGTTCGCTCATTATTGACCCCATGGGCGTAAATGACCGCATTGCCCGCTATTTGGTCGTCTCAACGGGTCACGACGGCGTTTGGCCGGTTCGGTACGCAAATACCGATATCCGAGCCGTATGCGCCAATACGGTGCGTCTGGGACTGAATACCGCTGAACGAGTTTTCGTGGCTCGTCACACTAAGAACATCGATTCGGCATTTGACGATGCTCGTGAGGTGCTTCGCATCTCGGTGGACTGGGCGACCAATTTCAAGGTTATGGCTGAGGAAATGCTGTCAATTAGTGTTCCGAAAGAATCCGGTCGCATTGACAAGGTTTTGAATAAAGTCTTCCCCATCAAGTCGGATGAGACCGACCGTCAGCGCAATAACCGAGAGCGTCAGAACATGATTATCCGCGCTATTTATGACAACGACAAGAACGCTGGCGGATTTGGTTACAACGGATGGAGTCTCTACAACGCTGTGGGCGAGTACCTTGACCACCATCGTGATGCCGACCTCAACGAGCGCGCAATTGCGTCGCTTGATGACAACAGTTGGGTTACTCGCACCAAGTTGCAAACCCAACAGGCTGTGCTGTCACTTATCTGACATTTCAGTCAACAGCGGGCATAATGGGAGGGCGGGGTAACACCCGCCCTTTTCCTTTGGAGTAGTCGTGGAAGAACAGGGATTGCCTCCCGAGAAACTTGACCGGCTGATTGAGTCAGCGATTCACCCGCAGGCTCACTATCGACGCTCAATCTGTAAACGCCTGATTACTCAAGCGTTTAGACAATTTGGACCAGAGTCATTGCTGGACATGCTTACGACAATTGATGAACTTGGTCATTTCGGTTCAGTAGTTGTGATTGACCGTGACGAGATAGACAACTACCTATTCTTGGAGCACGGCTCTTTTGATAGGGACATGTTCGACAAAATCCAGATGACCGAAGAGTGGCAGGAGTTTCTTCAGGAGATGCTTGCCCAGTCGGGCGCGACTCTTGGAAAGATTATTGACTCGCTGATTGAAGAAGAAATCGGCAAAGACCTAAGGGACTAAAACCAACCGTCCAAAGGTGTAATCTTTGCCGTAACAACGCCGTCTTGAAGGTCAATAACTTCAAGTCCCAAATCTTCTGCGATGAGTTCAGCCACGCGACTGAAGTGGTCCTCCATCTCCGGCTCAGGGGCATCGCCATCTGTGGCTAACTCCATAAGGAGAGTGGTAATGCGGTTGATAATTGCTAGTTGTGCTTCGGAAATGTTGCTGGGCATGACTTTAACCTATCAGATTCTTGCGGTTGCCACTGCTAGGTGCTAGAGTCCTGTCCTACAGCAATACTGCTGAATTTGAGGAGGATACGAAGATGTCAGCATCACCGACAACTATCGTTGGCAATGTCACCGCCAACCCTGAGTTGAAGTTCCTTGGCAATGGAACTCCCAAGACGGAATTTTCCGTTGCGGTCAGCCACTACTGGACGGATGCGTCTGGTGAGAAGCAGGAAAAGACCTCATTCTTTGACGTCATTGCGTGGCGTTACTTGGCTGAGGATGTCGCTCGCGTTCTTGAGAAGGGCGTGCGGGTCATTGTGACCGGTCGTCTGGAACAGCGTTCGTGGGAGGACGAAAAGACTGGTGGAAAGCGAAGCAAGGTGGAACTCATCGCCGATGAGGTTGCCGTCGCCTCCAAGTCCATTGAGTCGTTTGAGCGTCGACGCCGTGACGATAACGGTGGCTCTGATGCCAAGAAGACTGCTCGTCCCCGTCCGACTGCGTCTGCTGGCGCACGGACTGCTTCGGTTGCCGAGGAAGACGAGCCGTTCTGATATGGATTGGCTAATCCTGACTTTTTACATTGTCGGGAGTTATCTCATCGTCAAAATCGTTAACGACTTCATTAACCGTCGTTAGTTTTCTGAGGCACAGTCACCGGTCAAAAAGGTGGCTGTGCCTCAGTTTTGCTACATCCTCTCCTACTATCCGCAGTCCAAGTGTCGGAATTAAACCATTGGCATTCCCGATGATGTATCCGGTCCGATAATCGCCCTTTTTCAAGATTGCCGTTCCGTGAGTCTCTTTGAACCACTGTCTGAATCGCTGGATACGCGCTGTTTCTATGATGAGAGCGCTTCGCAGGTCTCCACTTTCTGATTGACGCAAATACATCCAGTACTTTGCCTCGGTGACATTTAGACCCGACTGTGTCCATATGAAGTTGCCATTCTCGTCTGTCAGCCGATGAGGCGAATGCGCCAACTCAATGAAAAGATTGTCATTCTCAAACGAATCTGTTTTAACCTCAATCCACCCGTCAAGCATCGCATGCACAATCTCAAGAGCATGCCCTTCGCCGACTTGACCAAATGCGAGGTCTGCGCCCCACTTCCCCTTATTGTCGCCACGGATATCTGCGCGCGGGTCGTAACTATCGCTAGCAATAGGCTTCATAATTCCAAGATACCAGACATGAAATTACAAGTCTGGGATTTCCTTCCACCACCCAGAGTTAAGAAGACAATAGTCTTAAAGCATGCAGGGTGTAAAGATTGAACCGTTTTACTGCGACGATAAGCGTCCAGTTGAAGATGTCATGAAAGGAATCCCTACCCCCTCCTGTCTTGATGACCTCGGCTCTGAGATTTATCAGAACGTCGATTTCCGACAGATTGACCGACGCCTCAAAGTCACCAGTATGCGCTTCGGGCGGGTTTATGGATTTGCTCAGGAACAAAATGGGACCATTATTCAGAATCTGTTTCCGATTCGTTCTCAGGAGACTGAGCAGATTTCGTCGTCATCAAAGACAATCCTAGAAATGCACACAGAGACGGCGTTTCATCCTTGGCGTCCTGATGTCTTGGCGCTTCTTTGTATCCGTGGTGACCCATCCGCTGGAACAACCTATGCCGAACTGCCGGACATCCTTGATGCCCTGCCAGAAGGCATCATTGACCACTTGCATCAGCCCGAATATGAGACGCGTCTAGATAAAAGTTTCCAGTCAGATACACAAGCGGATGCGACTATTCGAACTCCCGTTCTTTTTGATGGCGCAACAAGCATGACCTTTGACCGCATTCTTATGCGCGGACTAACTCCGCTTGCACAGGCATCGCTTGATGCCTTCTCCAGTGCAATTGAGCGAGTAAAGAAGACAGTATTTCTTGCGACTGGTCAACTGCTTCTTATACATAATCGCACAGTGGTTCACGGCAGAACGCCATTCATACCTCGCTATGACGGCACAGACAGGTGGCTCAAACGAGCGATGGTGTCATCTCGTTTGCCAGACTGTCATGACATGACGACAGGAGCAGAGGGTTTACCTGTTGTTACAACCCGCTTCTAGCGGATTGGGCATGCACCGCCCACACATTCACTGGGGTCAAGTTCCGTGCCGGACGCATCCATTACTAGCGGTTGCGAGAAGTCAACCTTTGATGCCATCTTGTTATAGGTGGCTTCGTCGATTTCCTCATACGGAGGAAGCGGGAAGTTGTGGTCGCTATGAAGCAAAAAGGATACTGACTTTACGGAGTCCGTATAGTTCTCCGACAACCACTCCTTAATGGCTGGCAACTCTTCGCGTCGATAATAGACGGTGACTGACACAGCGTTGTCTGCCCAGTCAGTCTGCATCTTTCGGACCCAGTTCAACTGCTCAACAGCAGTCATATCCTTCGCTAGAACAGCACCCTTCGGCGATTCACAAGGAAACTCCACGACATAGCGCGTATGGTCTTCGCGCCCATCAAGTCCAACATCCCACTGAACCTTGTAGCCACGCCGACGACACGCATCTACCAGCGGGTCAGCCGCTCCAAATCGAACACGACGAATGTAGTACTGGGCAAATGCCGGATGGATACCGGGCGTTACGCCGGGGAGAAGGCTGAGTGTTCCAGACGGCTGAACAGTTGTGAGTCTCACCGAAGGCGCAATCTTCTGTTCCTCCGAATATTTGATGTCCATATCCGAGAGATACTGATAGGCGGGCGATAGCCACGACAATTGGTCATCCGATGCCTGAAGAACGCCCGTGATGGACTGACCAAGCCGACGGTTCTTTTGCACAATCTTGTTCGTCTTCTCATACGGGTAATTCATGCCAGTAATTGCTTTCTGGCACATATACAGAAGGCGACTGATTTCCTTAAACTGGTCAAGCGAATCGATATTCGGCAAGAACACCGTCGCAAGGTTGCAGGACTCGCCATCACTGAGGGCGATTTCTGCACATGGGTTATAGCCCTCAATCGTCGGGTCGGGACGCTTGTCTCCCAGTCGTCCATACTGGCGAGCGAGTTTACGGTTCACGAGACCATATGGTTCTCCAGAGCCGTCATAGCCCTTCCATACCTCCGGCATGATTTCGTCCCATGCATCGGCGTAGATGCTGTTATTGCTGTTTGCTCGCCATGCAGGAATGGTTCCACTTGACCAATTCTTAGCACGCAGGAAAAGAACGTCATCGGGGTCGCCAATTGCAATCTGAGCCGAACGCCGACTAGAGCCGGAAACAACGATGCGACCAATGATATTGCAGATGTCCAACACGTCAATAGACCGCAACTTCTTACCAGCGCGATTTTCCATGACCTTACAGATGTCCTGAACTCCATCAATCAATGCACCCGGACCAGATGCAGTACCACCGAACGACTTCAGCGGAGCGCCGAACTCACGAATCAGAATCGTGGAGTACGAGAACGACTTTCCGGTATAGAAGTAGGACTTCAGTACGGAGTGGAGAAGACGACTCCACCCTTGCCGTGAATCGGGAACAATGACATCAGCATCGTTTGTTCGCTCGTGGGTAATTTTTACGCCAGAGCGAACCTTGGGGAGTTCATGAATCTTTGAGCGCTCAACAGAGAAACCAACCCCACCACCGAGCATTAGGTGGTCAAAGAGGAACTCAAAATCTTGAAGCGTTTCAATGTTGACGAAATAGCAGTTATTCAGCGAGGCTGCGTTGAACTTCTTAACCAGAGGTGTTCCTAACTGCCACAGCGCACGACCGGAGAATGAGCAACGCAAGTTAAACATATGGTCGAAGAGTGCCTCAGCCTCATCCTGCGTATATGGAACGCCAATCTCAATAGCGCCGTTGATGACGCGCTGAATGGTTTCCGGCCACATCTCGTTACGACCAAGTCCCTCAATCGGACGGCTATATGTGCGGAGATAAACAATCTCTCCCAAACCGCCGAATCCCCAAGGGGCTTGCTTCGTTGCGTACTGCGCTACAAGTTCGTCGCTGATGTATGCCACTGTCGTGCTCTTTCTCTGCTGGTTGTTTATAGATAATCCAGCGGACAGCAAAAGATTTTGCCCCCACCGGAAGAATGTGGGGCGAGATTACAGGATGCCGAGTTCGCGTGCTCGCTCTACTGAAACTTGCGTTCCAGCACGCGCTAGTAAAACTTTAGATTTTGTGAACGGCGTTATCTGTCGATAACCGATGACATCCTGCTCCACGTAAACCATATTGGAATCCTTCAATGAAGGAACTTCAGTCATTCCCCAGATGTGGTCTGGTGCTGATGACTCGCTTGCGCAATCTCCGGTCGGGTGACCGCAGACAATGCATGGTTGATTGCGCTGACGAAGCAAACGAATGTTTCCGAGGATGTATTCAGGGTGAGCATCTTCGTATTCGTGAGCCATTCAAAGATGGTACAACAACTGTTTTCAAATCAGTTGTTAATAAAATGAAAAGGCGCCCCGAAGGGCGCCTTGTCATGAACCTGTAACAGGAATCACTTTGCGATGTCGTACCGCGAGTCATTCTTCATGAGGTTTTCCAGTTCCGTGTTGAGGAGTTCTTCAAACTCGCTCTGGTAACGGTACTGGAGGACGATGTGTGCACGACGGCGGGCTTCGTTGCGAAGGCGGTTCTTCGCCTTGGTCTCCTCAGCCTTCTTCGCCTTCTGTTCGGGCGTCATTCGGCTAATTCGTCCACGACGCATACCTGTCGGGCTGGTAGCGAGTTTCTCAAACTCTGTTGCCATGTTGTACTCCTTTGTAGGTGTGGCTTTTTGCCGACTATGACAATAGCGAGAGTCAAGCAATATTGCAACTTGTAAAGATTTGAGATACTTGACTTCCGCCACAACCTATCCCTAAACTCCATATAAACCACAACAATGTAATTACACAAAGGAAACCATGTACGAGGATTTTGATTTCAGCGAGTTCCGCCCGCCCGACAGCAAGATGATTGATTATGTTCTTAGTTCTTCAACGCTCTTGAAGACCTTTTCCTCTGACCCAACGCTTGATGGTTACCAGCGGGAGGTTTTGAAGACTACCTCGCATACCTTAAAAGTCCTGCTAGCGATGGCAATTGGCGGATATCACCTTTATTGCACCGAGGGAGACCATGCCTCAGCCCTAGCGGACCTCTCTACGGCTCTGTATGACCGCCTAGCCCTCTCTGACCCATCAATGATGGAATCCGTGGACATCAAGGTTCTCCACGATTATAGAACTTGGCGCGAAGAGGGCGTCGACGGCATGGAAGCACCTCTATTCAACATTGGTGATGAGGAATAATATTTTGACGACTGAACATGAACTAAGTTGGGGGACCCTATGGAACTGACACCAGCGCTGTCTGGCGAATCTTTTACCGTATACAACGGCGACTGTCGGGAGGTCTTGGCGCAACTTCCTGAGGGAAGTATCAACTGTTGCGTCACCTCTCCTCCGTATTGGGGTTTGCGTGATTATGGCACTGCCGACTGGGAGGGTGGTGACCCTGATTGCGAACACACCATCTCCATGCCCACGAAATGGAACGACCCAAAGCGTGGCACGCAGGTTCTCCGTCCGGAGGTAGCGAATCGTGGTGGCGATGCTGACGCTTGCCACTTATGCGGTGCGCAACGAATCGATTACCAAATCGGATTGGAGAAAACACCCGATGAGTTTATTGAAGAAATGGTCGGAGTCTTCCGAGAAGTTCGTCGCGCACTCCGTGACGATGGCGTCCTATGGCTTAACTTGGGCGATAGTTACGCTGGAAACAATTCACGAGCATCTAACGGAGGCAGAGCCGGATTTGGTAACCCGCGTGAAACGGTTGCCAACCGCTCTGGAGAAGGCCTTAAACCGAAAGACCTCGTAGGCATCCCGTGGCAGGTTGCTCTTGCTTTGCGGAATGACGGCTGGTACTTACGTCAGGACATCATCTGGCACAAGCCAAATCCGCTACCCGAGAGCGTAAAAGATAGGTGCACCAAAGCGCACGAATACATCTTCCTGCTGTCCAAGAGTCCGCACTATTACTTCGATGCGGATGCCATTAAAGAACCTTCGGTTTATGCCGGTGATAATCGTGGAGCACGAACTGATTCACGGCGTGGCACAAAAATGAACAGCGTAAGTGGAACCACAGGCGAATACAAAAATAAACGGTCGGTTTGGACAGTTCCGACGCGCCCGTACAAGGGCAGTCATTTTGCTGTCTTCCCACCTGACCTCATTGAGCCATGCATTCTTGCTGGATGCCCAGAAGATGGTGTCGTTCTTGACCCATTTGGTGGCTCGGGAACAACGGTTGCGGTATCAATTCTTAATAATCGCAAGGGAATGGCAATTGAACTAAATCCTGACTACTTGCCTCTCATCGATAAGAGGATTCACGAGGCAATTAACCAGCGTAATGAACTAGATAATCAACTCTCTCTCTTTACGGAGTTCTCATGAAGCAAAGAGCATTCAGATTTAAAGATTCTTCCAACGGTGACTTTGCATCTGAAGAAGATTGGCTCATGTCTCAGGTTTATGAACTACAAACCGAAGTTGAGGTTTTGGCGGCACTGATAGATGGCGTCGTGGCTCATATTCTTGACAGCAATCAAGAGGAGATTTCTGATGAAGACTGATGGTCTTATTTCAATTGTTTTTCGTGTCGGTGACTCCATTTGCATTACTGATGAGGGGCAGGAACTATCCGGTTTGATGGTCCTTGAGCCAATTGACGTGAATGCAGGTGTGGTGCGGAAATTCCAGTGGTGGAACATGTTTGACATTGCCGGACTTATCAGGATGCTCTACCACAAAACGAAATCCGCCAATCACAACGATGATGACTACCAAGAGGTGCGCTTTGCCAATGTTGACACATGGGAAAATGGGAACCGTGACAAAATATCCCGAAAGCCTTGAGCCTATCCTAGAGCGCATTGACCCTACTTTTGGCAAAGTTATTAGTTGCGAATCTGGTTGGTGGGGCTTGCTTGAGGCTATTCATCGGGAGTTTGAAGCGGTTGACCCCGACTATCGGCTTTATCAGATAAAAGAAAAGTTTGGAAGCCTAAAAGTCTATTTTGCTCCATCAAGTCCGCAGTTTGCTGAGCACTTATCAGAAATCGCAGTTCGATATGAGCGCGTCTCGCAATTGACATGCGAGGTCACTGGTGGTGCAGGTCAACTAATGGTCAAGGATGGTCTATATAAGACCCTCAGTCGTTCATTCATGGACGAAGGCTGGGAGGCGGCGTAATCATGGCTATCAGACTGCGAGTTGAGCCTTATGACCCAGATGCGATTGATGCTGACGGCGACGGCATAGTTCAAGAAGGCACGGCGTGGGAGAGACCTGCCGGAACACGTTTGATTTCTGAACTCGGTCAGGATATTCAACGTGGTCTCACATCTATGTCTCGCCCTAATCTGCGCGTTGTTGATAGAAATGGGACACCCGTCAAATACACGCCTCGCTATGGAACAGGCGTATCTACCGGCGGCGTATCTAGTCAACCACAAGAGTCGTTTAAGTTACGAACCCTCGCTGATATGGGTGTTCAAACACTTGAGCAAATTCTTTATCCGGAACCGCCAGCACCTAAATCAGTTTCAAGTCAAGCACGGTCAAGCGTCCCTGAAACACTGTCAACAGATTCTCAGCGGATTATCGATAGAAACAAAGAAATTGCTAATGAGATTTCACGTCTTGGAGGGTCAGTAACTGGTGATTTCGGTCAGGATTATATCGACCAAAATCAAGAGTTTGCCGGATACGTCTTCGACATTGAGACGCCAAGACAGGCATTTGACCGTAGAGAACAGTTAATAAAGGAAGAATTGGCCGGTATCCGTGAAGCAATTAAAAATGGCGTAGTTGAGTCATCTGGGTTCAATGCTCCTGTGCCATTCGCAACGCGTCTTGCTAAGCAGAAAACAGCAACAACAATTACACCTAAGGTTTTAGAATCGCTCAGTCCAGCAGTAAAAGACATGATTATGACAAAAAGTGACGATGAACTTTTTGAAATCATGGAACGGCGTGCAATGGACTTCCATGAGACCATGGACAAGAGACCACGTGTGCGTATCGGCTCAAACGATATCTTCAAATTTGCATCAGAGGGCCGTTACAAAACAACACACGAAGCAAAAAGTGACCACAGTGCACCCGATGTGCGTGCAAAATACGAAGCATCGCTCGGCTTTCCGCCAACAACCCCTGCCGATATGAGACCAGCGTCGGGATATATCGTGCACCCTGACTGGGAGAAGGCAGAAATTAAGGCGCTAACCCAGTCAAGTCAACGAAGCGCCGATGAGGCACGAGCAATTCTTCAGACTGATTCCTTTAATGGGGCTGGTAACGTAAGCATTTATGGAAGTCTCGAAATAGTCCTCAAAGAGGAGGTTTCGGGTCGAACGAGGTATGGTCGCGGTGATTCTCTGACCGCTGGATTACGTCCTGTTCCACTTGATTCCACCGACCCTGAGGCTGTTATGCATGCCATTAACTGGGCGGGAGGAGTCTATTCGGCAGATTCACCCTTGCATACTGCTGCTCTTCTTCAGAGTGAAGTAGACGGTGATTTTGGCTTTCTGAATTTATGGCATACAAAATGGAATCCTGATGGCACCAGAAATCGTATTGACCGTGGCGACCGCAAGTATTTTGAGGCGCTTATTGGTGGTTCATTTACGGTTGATGACGTTGATGAAGTGCGAGTTGCGGCTACAACCCTTGCGCAACTTGGTCTTGCGACAGATGAGGTCAACCTCCGCGAAATTCCATTTGCTGAGCAATTTGCTAGCCCTGAACGCTTGCGCGGTCTTGGCTTTACAGAAGGACAAATTGCATACATGATGGAACAATATAGATTAAATCCTACAAGTTTCGCTAGTTTTTTCAATGACTATCGGACATATGTGCTACGCAAAAAAGGCAAAGAGGAGTTAGATAAAATGCCTTTCAAAACAACAATCGTCGGCGACATATGGAAGGGTGGCAAGCAACTAGACCCCCTTGACCCCACGTCATACGGCGGACATGAAAACTTCCCATCTACCGAAGCGCTACTAATGGACCGAGTCAAGACTTATATTGATAAAATGATTGAATTAGAGGCAAGGGTGTCCGTGTCTGACTACGACCCAGATGAGAGTGTCGCATGAGCGACCAAATCTTAGCCTGTCACGTATCTGGCGAGCCGGTTTATTTCATTACCCGCCCCAAGCCTCAGGAACTAGATGGTCTTCTTTCTAGGTCTGGAGACATGATTCCTATCGATTTCTGGTCATTCGTATCAAGAACCCCCGATATCCAATTAGAGACAACAAATCCATATATCCGTGAACTATGGTTTGGTGATACAACCAGCATGGCTTGGCAAAAAGAATATTTAAACCATGGCGAAGATATTATTTAGGGTTATGATGTTTGATAGGTTTATTCTATGAAATTCGCTCTTCGTCTTGAGCCATACGACCCAGATGCAATTGACGCCGATGGCGACGGCATCGTTCAAGAGGGAACTGCTTGGGAACGCCCTGGCGGAACTCGTCTTGTTACAAACCTCGGTCAGGAGATTCAGCGTGGCTTAACTGCCTCTGCTAGACCTCAGATTCGGGTCGTAGATAGCAATGGTTCGGTTGTTCAATATAGACCCACTTATGATGTTCCGAGTCTCCAGACTCCACAGCGGTCAGTGGCTAGACCAGGCTCTAAACTTCGGTCTCTCTCTGACATGGGAGTTCCTACCGTGGGGCAAATCTTGTCTAGTCGTGGACAGACTCTCACGCCTCAACAAACACGTCCGAACCCAGCAGATGATTTAGAAAATCTAGTGCGGGCGGTTCCTGCAAATCGAAGTTTCCGCAAGTTTGGGAATCGCGATAGAGCATTTCGCAAGGCAGATACGAAGGCTCAAGAACTTTCATTCACAAGTGGTCGCCACTACCTTATTGAAACAGATGACCAGTTTGTCATCCTTCCGGAGTCGGAATATGCATCGCTCATTCAAAAGCATGGTGAGGATGAGATTAAAAAACTTGCAAAAATTACGTCCTATGAGCGTCCGAAGGCACAGGATGTCAACTTGGAGGATGCTCTTGCAGGGCTTAAGGGTCCTGAGGCTCTAGACGGAGAAATTGATAGCGAGAAGTATTTTGACGGTGTTATGGAAATCCACTACAAGGGAGGTTCCCTTGCTGATGTTGATGAAGGCGTCTTTGCTGCTGTTGTATTCGATGAGGGAATCACTGATGAGTTTGGAAACCCAATAGATAATCAGTGGGGAAGCCAAGCGACATTTGAAGACATCATGCTCGGCGCACAAGACTTTAATTCTGGAGATAGTTTTGAGAATCGCCGATTCAAGTTTCAGGCTTTGAAAGACACCTCTGACGGTGATTATCGTGGTGGTATCTGGTCCGTTTTTAAGGTGACGGACAAAGAGACCGGCGAAGTATGGTTTATCAAGTCGTCAACATATGGCGCAAATGATGGATTGCTTGAAAATGTTGGCATGCGTGCTGGTGCTCAACTTGACCTTGCGGCAAAGCCGGGTGAAAAGAATATTCGTACTGGCTCTAGCATCGTCGTCCTAAAAGAGGGCAGACGAGAGGTGCGCTGGACCGCTATGCGCAATGTTGAAGAGTGGGATAACCCAGAAGGTCCAAGGTTGCAATGGGTAACAGCGCATAACGGCGGTGGGCTGGATACAGATACCGTACATCTCGGTGACCTATCGCAAATCATCGCAATGGACTTTATATTCGGGAATACGGACCGACATGAGGGTAACTTCATGATTGCGCGCGATGCTGATGGACGGCAACGCCTTGCGATTATTGATAACGGTTTGCTCTCTGGAGGACGAATCTATGAATCCACAAATGATTGGGGAGAAACGCTTGACCCTCAATACTTCGTTGACTTTGCCGATACGGATGCTGGCTTAACGCTTGAAGAATATGCGGCAGGCAAGATGGGTACTCATACTGGATTCGGAGCGCGTTTAATTTCTCAGCCTTCAGTCTTGGCAATACAAGACAGGCTTGTCAATAACGACGTTGATTCTGATGAGTTTGAGAACGGTGTAAGGACTGCCGTTAAACGCCTACGGGACAACTTAGACGCCATAACTAGTCCTGAATACTTTGAGAGGCGTGGCATCCCGTTGACCGAGACAGAGACAGCGCACCTAGATGCTGTTCGGACTATTGCACTTGCTCGTATCAAGATGCTAGAATCAAACCCCTACGCTATTAGTGAGTACATTACTAATACTCCCGTCCCCTGATTCTGTTAGGACTTTCTATGGAACAAGATATTGAACGAAGCCGTGAGGCGCTCAGCGACAAAAATCGACCTATTGCCTATCCGGCTGTTATCTATGTAGAAACTAGTCTTGGCAATATCGGTCCTATCATTGTGGCTAAATCTGACAGCGAATACACTGAGTATTTTTGGGGGCGTCGGTCGACATATAAGGCAAAGAAGTTTCTGACTGTTAGTGATGCTTTCCAGATGAACCCTCACTCCCAAAGCGAAGCACGACTCTTCTTCATTGATGATGTCTCCGAGGAAGATATTGACCGCATTCTGAAGCAGGCTGAGCAGAATAAAAAGGTATGAAATCGCTGGTCAGAGGCTATTTTTAAGAAATATTTGCTTTTGCTACACCTAACCGCTAGACTGTCGGCATGAAACTTTCAATAGAAGAAGCAAACAACCAATACAAGGACACTATTAACAGCCTGCTAGCAAAGTATGGTTCTGCAACGCATATTCCGAATGAGGAATGGCGTGAGGCATCGGAAACGCTCCGGCTTCATTGCACTATCGCTTCCAATGACGGACAGGTCACTAAGGAACTTCTAGCGCGCAATATGTTCTCCGAAGCAATCGTCGCTAAGGTGAATCCTGACTTTGAGGGCTTTCAGCCAAAGGTAAAGCGGTCAGCAAAGTATGACTCTGCCTATGAGTGGCTTGACGAAAATGCCGAGGCGACATTCACGACTCAGCAGATTGCTGACGCTCTTGAAATGTCGTACCCCACTACTCTGAAGTTTATTGAGAATAACCCGCATTACTTCCGCAAGGTCAAGCGAGGCGAGTACCAGATTCGCAATCCTAAGGCGGAGCGCGAGGCAGAAAAGTGATTGGCGAGGAAGTCCTCGTAACAATTAACGGTCAAACGGCTGGCAAACGGACCCGCTCACGAGTTAGAGAGAGCGGTCCACGATTTTTACTCTGCGCAGAAAGCGAAGATGGCAAACGACTCTTATTCAAGAGTATCGGACGCGGGTTCAACGGCTGGCTTCCACGAAGTGAAATTCGCGTGCATAGATTGAGGGGAAATGAAAACATCACAGATTGACAACGGCTTCATTATTAAGCGCCTTCTGGAGCATTGGGACTTCGACCCAAATGCGAATGCGTGCATTCTCGCATCACGGGTTACCCACGAAGTTCTTTCTTACTTTGGTGTTCCACATGCTGTAATGCCAACGCAAGCCATCGCGATGAACGAGATGATGCTCAGCCATGTTATGGCAGGTACACCTCATTCAGAATGGCATGCTGAGGCATGGAGCGTTGGTGTCGGGTTTCCGAACATGGTTGCAACGAACCGTGACAATCGCGACCCAGTAGGATTCGACGGTCACCTTATCGTGACCACCAGAGTCACCTTGATTGACCTCAGCGCTGGTCAGTTTGACCGACCGACTTACGGCATCGTCACGGGTGGTCCAATGACCTATCCGCTTTCCCAAATCTCCAATGAATCCGTTCCGGGCTTTGGAGATAAGAAGTTCTTGCATATCAACCTTAAGGAGGGGCATTTGTTCCTTCGTCCTTTTGAGAATGATGCGTACAAGATGAGCAAGGATTATCGGGTCAATTACACCCGCCTTGCTAGTCCGATTATTCGGGCAATCAAGCAAGACATCAAAAATCTTTGATGATAAGTTGACAAGCGTAAATCACGCGTATACAATTCCAGTTATTAACTCCCATCACTAACAAGGAGACCACTATGGCAAAGCCCAAATTCGAACTTGACACTCCCTTTGAGGTTGAGTTCCTCGCACCAGAAGTCAACAAGCGACTTGATAAAGACCTTATATCCAAGTCTGGCGTTCTTGACCGTCGTCAAGCCGGAGCACTGGTTGACTACTACTACCGTATCCAAGAGCACCGAATCGCACTTGGTAATCAGGTGTCGTCCATCATGTATGACGAGGATGACAGTCTGTTGATTGAGTACTACTACGACCAGATTTCAACTGTTGAGAAATCAATCGTTCCGGCACTCAAGACCTACGCCGAGGCGCACGAAGTCGGACGTTGGAGCCTCCAGCAAATGGGCATTGGTCCAATCCTCGCCGCTGGTCTGCTCGCTCATATTGATATCACCAAGGCTCCCACTGTCGGTCATATCTGGCGCTATGCCGGTCTTGACCCGACCAGCAAGTGGAACAAGGGTGAGAAGCGTCCGTGGAATGCTGAACTGAAGACCATCTGCTGGAAGATTGGTCAGTCATTCATCAAGGTATCTGGCAAGGATGATGCGTTCTACGGGAAGTTGTATGTCAAGGACAAGGAGCGTCGTATGGCGAAGAACGAGGCAGGCGATTACGCTGAACTCGCCGCGCAGACGCTCCGTGAGAAGAACATTCAAGAGAAGGTCACCCGAGCAACCTACGAGTCTGGCAAGTTGCCTCAGGGTCGCATTCTCTCGCAAGCGTCACGATACGCAACGAAGTTGTTCCTTGCGCATTGGCATGAGGTTGCCTACCGTGACCACTTCAAGACTGAACCGCCGAAGCCCTACATCATTGAGCATGGCGGACATGTCCACTACATCGCCCCTCCTACGAAGGAATGAGTACGAATGTACCCGTCCTTCAAGGGCTTGCCTTTCTCATCCGCATCGTGCCACAGCGCGGTGCGGGTGTTTTAGGCATCCTTGAAGAGGATGGTGAAATAGTTTTTGAAAGTGAGTTTCCGTCTTACAAAGATGCCTATTGGGCACTGATGGAGATGGATGGCTATGAATTTCTCAAACCAAAGAAGTAAAGAGAACCAGCACTGCAAAGTGAATCCCGATGTGAGAGAGTACCGCCTACGCTAAATGAACCGTGATGTTCAAGAACCCCATTCAAGGCAAGTGAATCAAGATTCAAGAGAGTACCGCTCCGGTGAAATGAACCGTAAACCAAGAGAGACCCATTCGGTTGGAGTGAATCAAGATGCATAAGAGCACCACACCCCTTAAATGAATCAAGATGCCGAAGAGTACCACGTGGCACGAATGAACCGGCTCCCCTAGAGTACCGAGCCATCTAGTGAGTCATTACCCGAAAGAGCACCGTCCTGTAGGAACGAATCAAATCAGGTGAGAGCACCAGCCAGAACGAATGAGTCACTTTCTCAAAGACAACCGTCCGAAGGGAACGAACCGACGAATGTGAGAGAACCGATACGGGAAGTGAACCGACAGAGGTAAGAGAACCATTCATAGTCAGTGAACCGAAACATTTGAGAGTTTCAGATACGAACGAGTGAGTCAAATGCCATGAGAACCCCGATTGTTGCGAACGAAACATCGATACAGAGTGAACCAAGGATTCCGATTGAACCAAGGCGTGCAAGAGAACCAGACGTCTGATTGAGTCAACAAGCGAGAGAGCACCGTCTTTAGCAAACGAACCAAAATACGTGAGAGAACCAACTTGCCGAAGTGAATCGTACCTCACGAGAGCACCGAGCACCTAGAATGAGTCGTATTTCGCCAGAGAACCACGAAGACCGGAGCGAATCAAGGTCACGAAGAGAACCGTTACTCACAAATGAAGCATCAATGTTGAGTACCCCACTCCGTTAGATTGAACCGTATGGCACGAGTGTGCCGTTTATTGTGAGTGAATCAATGAACCCAAGAAACCCATGACCTGCGAATGAACCGTGAAGTACAAGAGAACCATTCGGCTCAAGTGCTCTATGAGTATTTAGATAAATTAAAACGAAAGCGACTACTGAAATGTTTACTTACTTCTCTATAGATGTTGAGACATCTGGATTAACAACGTCAACCGGCGTCCTTCTAACGATTGGCGTCCAGCCCGTGTCCTACGATAGCGAACCTAAACTCGTCAATGTCCCCTTCTATATCCGCATCGACCAGAGCGAGTATCTGTCTATTTCGCGTGCCGGTGGGTGCTGGGGCAATCCAGATGACACCGTGACCGCCTTCAAGTGGTGGTCTGAACAGCGCGATGACATCCGTGGAGAAGCGTATGAGGACGACTCGCTGGAGCGCCACGATGAGCGTAAGGCAACTGAGTTGTTCTTGGAATACATCAGATTTGTTGAGCCGGACCCCAAACGACGCATCTTCGTCGCCAACCCATCAACTTTTGACCGTATGTGGATTGACCACCTCATCGCCAAACATATGATGGAGCACCCCTTCGACTACCGCAGTCTCTGCCTACGCTCCATGCGCCACGGCTTACGCCCACACAATGTATGGGGCAAAGACCGAGACTTCCGCTCCCGCTACCCCCACCACGCATATTGGGATGCTCTCAGCCAAGCAGAAGACCTCATTGACATGCTCACTCAACGAGACGCGCCCAAGTAATCCACCAGCGCAACTGAACGACCGCAGGCCAATCCGCAATTTTTTTTTGAGGGTCCTCAGCCCGCGCCGGTTTCTAATAAATTTATCCGATGAGGAGTGCAACTTTAGATTTTGATGGGTGTCTACTGTCCGTCAACAAATATCTTGACAAGAAGGCAAAGAGGACATACGCTCATGCCACCTATAGCAGAAAGAAGGAACCATGAGACCTAGCAAAGATTTTCCCGTCAGCCTAGATGACACCCGCCAGCGTAGTGACAAGAGGTGCTTTTACTGCCCGTCCTACCTTGGAGAACCCCACCAAGAGGACTGTGTATGCCGACAGAGGACAGTTGTCGTGGATGTCACCATCCAGTGCACCATCACCGTGCCTGACAACTGGAAGCCCGACGACATTGAGTGGCACTACAACGAATACACCCATGCGACGAACATCTACAGCAAGTTGGAGCATTACATCAAAAGGCATGACGACCTGTGCTGGGGCATTACCGTGCCGACCGGAACGCCCGGAGTCGCCCTCTCACGCGCTCAGGGATACGACGCCAGTCGACTGAAGGTGGCGTTCGTCCGAGAGGCGACTGAAGTGGACGAGGCATATGACGGCATCTTCGCCGGAGTGCTGGAAGCAGACAACGCCAGCCTGTGACAGCCCGTCGCCGGTTCGGATAAATCTAAATCGGAATCATGCAATAGAGATTGTATGGGGACGCCCCCCATGCGCCGACTCGTGCCGAAAAAGCCCCGCTTGCCTTCTTCCCCACCTTTCGCCCTGCCCCTCGCCCTCAGCCTGCCCGAACATCTGTTCGCCCCTTGACTTCGCCCCTCGTTCGACCCGAACACCTGTTCGCCCGAACACTTGTTCGCACCACGACCGAACACCTGTTCGCTCAGAGGTTATCCACAGCCTTATCCACAGCCCAAGTTATCCACACCTTTATCCACAGAACACCTGTTCGCAGAACATCTGTTCGTCTCCACTCGTTAGGTGTGCCTAACACTTGTAGCCTACAACTATTGCCGACCACAATGGTTGCTGACCACAATAGTTGCGCTCTACAAGTATCGCCCGACCCTCGCAAGGGGTCTCTTTACACCCTCGCAAGGGGTCATTTATGCCCATCTAGCAGGGCGTTTGTTGGCACGCAGGGTGTAACGAGATGCCCTGAGAGCCTCGCTAGCGTCGGAAATGGGTGGCAGGGGCGCAGAGGGGGTAGAGAGGCTCACAGAGCCTTCTAGGGGGGTCTGAGGGGAAAGCCCTGCTCAGAGGTGTAATCGAACGGGCGAGCGAGCGAACACCTGTTCGTGTTTCACGTGAAACATCGCCGGCGAGGGACAAAGGTGCTGGTCAGAGGCTTTTTTTACACTATTAGGGGGAATGAGTTGACTTCGTTACACCCACCCCCTAGAATGGGGTTCGTGAGGGAGAGAGGCTCCCCACGACAGAAAGGCAAAGACATGGAAACGATGACCACGACAGAGTGGGTGGCATGGGAGACAGGAGTCCACCAAGTGAATGAGAAGCAACTGCTGACACACTTGGCAGAACTCAAAGGTCTGGTCGGCTGGTTGGAGAACCTAGCGGAGACTCAGGGGACGCAAGCCCTGTCGGAGTACCTGATTCTGTCCGCAGGAGCGTCTGGCACTGTCGCCTCCGTCTGGGGCAAGATGGTCGCCCTGTCCGGACGAATCCACGCTACGGCTCACCTCCTCCCCGTAATGGAGCGTCAGACCGAGCAGGTCTGAGAGCGAGCGAGGGGGTGGGGCGCAAGCCCTGCCCCCTTGTGTTTCCCCTGCTCAGAGGGTTTTTTCAGAAATCTTCACGAAAGAG